GATGAATATGGTGATGGTATTATATCAAAACCCGCCAAGGCAATTGCACGAATGGCTGGAGCTTTATCAAAAGTGCCCGTCATAGGGAAATATGCAACTGCCACAGAAATAGGAGCTGATACAGTAAGTAAGGTGGCTTCTCTCTTTGGATTTAGTCGACCGGTAACGGTCCGACCACCCATGAAGGTCAAACTTTCTCCCATGTCAAATATGGCTTATTCAAGTATAGATGAAATGACAGAGAAATTAACATTAGACCCTAAACAGGGTTTAACTGTTGATCCTTCCGTAGTGGGATATGATAAAGATGAGATGCAACTTTCCGATATGTTAACACGCGAAAGTTATTTGACGCGGTTTAAATGGGAAACAGCTTACACAGATGATAAATTACTGTTCACCTGCTATGTAGTGCCCCAAATGTATGACAAAGTTTTAGATGCTGGAGATCAAGAGATGCATCTTACACCTATGGCATATGCTGCTCAGCCTTTCAAGTATTGGCGTGGCAGTATTACATATCGCTTTGTTGTGGCAACTTCCGACTATCATCGTGGTCGACTTCGAATAGTCTATGATCCAAATGTAACTTCACCATTATATGGTGGTTCGTATTCCAGAATTGTGGACATCTCAGATACGAGAGAGTTTGAAGTAACGATTGGATGGAATCGTGAAGTGCAGTGGCTTGAGAATAAACACATAGAAGGGTATTCTAATTCGGTTAATTTTAATAATGAACCTGTAACAGAATTCACTAATTCGGATCAATATTCGAATGGTGTCCTTTCCGTGTATGTGTTGAACTCGCTTACGCAGCCAAACGATGCTGATACAGGAGATAAGTACATTAATGTCTTCGTCAAAGGTGGACCAGACTTGGAGATGGCCGTTCTGACTGATGATATATGGAACATCAAGCCTATGACAGATAAATTAGCTTCTGAATCAGCTTTACTAAAGTCAGAAGTTGAAGATTTGTCAACGGATGAATCTCTAAAACCTATTGGAAGC